ATACCAAAAAGCAAAGGCAGTCCGATTGGCATACTGGCAAGGCGGATATCGACAACCTACAAAAGCTTGTGTATGACGCTCTGAACGGCATTGCCTACGATGACGACAAGCAGATTGCTTTCGTCGGTGGTTGCTTCAAAAAGTGGGTTGAGTTTCCGCATGTCCACGGGATAGACGTCGAACTATGGGAGATTGAGTAAGTGACCCCCACCCAACACAAAGCAGGCTCGCTTGCCAAGATTGACTTGATGCGACTTCGAGCGGCTAACGGCGATCCTATTTTTGTCGATGGCGATTGCACAGACCGGGTTTCCGAAGCGGAAGAGAACGCAACCAAAGCGGAAGTCCATCGGCGGATCATCGAAGACGTTGACGGTCTGCGAGAGATTCCCGAAAAGCAGCAATGCGTTCCGAAGGCGAAGCGGGCTTGCAAGGTCAAGCTGAGGCCGACAAAGCGGATGAAACCGAAAATCTAGGCAAGCCTCAAAATGATGTTACCATAGATGCACCATTACGGAGGTGCATTATGGATTTGCAGGGACTATTGAAATCAAAAAGATTCTGGGCGTCGGTCGCTTCCGTCGCTGTCGTTGTACTCAAAGACAAAGTACCGCTAACCGAAGATCAGATCAGTCTGATCGTGCTTGCAATCGGTAGTTGGATCGTCGGCGAATCGATTCGTCCGGTTAACCCGCCGGAGGTGCTCAAGTGATTATTCAGCGATGGCTTGAGAAGTTTAAGCAGCACGAGCAAACAGCATGCTTTTGCTATGAAAACGCGGGCGGGAATGCTCGCCTTGCAAAACGAAACTTTCGGTCTGCTATGGTCGAAGTTTACAAACTTGACGCGATGACGATCATGGTCCTCGTGCAAATTGCCATTCGGGTTTACATGTGGGCAAAGGAGCAAGGCTACTTGTCCGCGTATCCCCTCGAATCGGTGCCAATGGCGGCAATTCTTGAGGCTTGCGAAGCCGAGGGCGATTTAGACTAATCCTGCCCGCCGAAACAACCTAAACATCACGGGCCTAAATGTTGTTTCCGGCGGGCTTTAACACAAGGCGGCAATGATGACTGAACCTAAAAAGCAACCGCAAAGCATCTTGCCGTGGATAGTCGCGGCAATCGCTGTTTTCGCGTTGCTGAAAAACAATCAGGGGGGAGGTGATCTATCTGATCGCTCGGTTACAAGCCAAGTCGCGAAGACTTTGCCGAACATACGAGCGGCTTATCGAGATGCTTTTCTAACTGCGGCTGACTTGATCGAGCAAGGCAAGATTAAGGATCAGGAAGCGTGGCTAAAGCACATCGCGGAGAATGCCGGGGCAAAGCAGCGTGAAGCGTTGGACGCGGTATACCGAGCGTTAAACGAGCTTGATTTACCGGCTAGCTTTGAGGGTAAGGAAAAAGAGATCGCGAAGATCAATCGGGATATTGGGGGGGCGTGGTAGATGGATTTTTTCACCGGCTACAATCCCGAACTTGAACGTCGCGACGAGATCGCCAACTCTTCGACGCCAATGCTTTTTACGATGCGGGATTTTGCTGCACCGGATGAAATCGATCCGCGTAAGCTGATTCGTCACGACGATCAAGGCAACATGGGAAGCTGTGGCGGGCATGGTAACACTAACGCGGCTGAATACGTCTGGGCATTGTCGGACGGGCAGTACAGCGAAGGTAAGCAGCTATCAAGGCTCTTTGCGTATCTCGAGGCTCAACGCTTTGACGGGCTACTAGGACGCGATGCGGGGTCTACCATTAGCGGCGGACTCAAGGTCGGCAAGGATGTTGGATACCTCGAAGAAAAACATCTCAAGTACGTTACGCCGTACCCTTCGAACGCTCGCACGTTGATTACTGACGCAATGCGAAAGCTTGCCGAGCCGTTTAAGATTCGCTCGCATACTTGGCTTGAGAGTTACGACGGAATTTATCAATACATTGCAAGCGGTGCCGGTGCATGTTTCGTCGGGACGCTCTGGAACAATTCTTTCTACGCCTCGAATGGCGTGCTCGAGTCGATAAGTCTACGCAATGGCGGAGGGCATGCTTATTGCTTCGCGGGTTACTCAAAGCGAAAAGATAGCAAGGGACGCAACTACATTTGGCGTAAGAATAGCCATAGCAACGACAATTGGACGGAGATTGCCCCTAGCGTGATCGATGCACTCTGCAAGCATCAGTATACGTCCATCGTTGGCATCTCTGATTTATCGACGCCAGGGCCGCGTAAGATGGACTGGATGAAGGAAAGGCCATTAGGATGAGCGACGAAAAGGGAGGTTCGATAGTGTTTATTTTGATCGTGTTGGTTTGCGGTATTTTGTGGAGCAATCAACCTTCGACACCGAAAGCGGATTTTACGCAGCCTGTTGACGGATTGATTGAGCAAGTCGCAGTTATTAAGGATTCCTTGACAACTGAGCATTCTGTTAACGCCAACAAAATGGCTACTCATATTCCCGACGTCGCGAAAATGGTCGATCCTTCGCCGAGTGACAAGCCTAAAGCAAAGCCCGAAATCATCATCTTTACTTCGTCATCTTGCCCACCGTGCGAGAAGTGGAAACGATGCGAAATGCAGAAGTTTCGGGACGCAGACTGGAAAGTCGCAGTTTGCGAACCAGAAGAGCATAGTTATCCGCGTACACCGACGTTCTTGATTACCAAGGACGGTCGAACTGTTGAAAAGGTTGGATATTTTACTTTTGAAGATTTGCGAGAGGTGCTGAAGTGACCGGGAATGAATCAATCATCATCGGATTCGTTGGCACTGTGTTAACAACTCTCTGTGGGGTTGTTGCGGTGCTTTACAACCAGAATCGAAAAGACATCGAAGAGTGTAGACAAGATCGAGAACGCCTCTGGTCAAAGATTGCTGATTTACAAACGGAAATTGGGAAACTACTAAGGGGCTAGCATGGCAACATATCGCAAGGTCGTAGAGTTAATAGACGGTTGGCAATCGCTTACTGATGCCGAATTGATTGAGGCGGCAACGTCTCGCGATTTGGCGTGGGCGGATCCCGAGAAATGGACGCTAGTTGGCATTGCCAATTTAATTGGGCCGGGCAATGTTTCGCCATTGTTGGCCTACCTTGCGGACATTGGCTATGGGTGGGTTGGCACTCAAGCCGCTGGAGCTGGATTGCCAATCGGAGACGAAGCGTTTAACAACGCCATGCGGGCTATCGGGCATCCTGACTGCGTAGCAATCGCGGACGCCGGGCGGAAGCTAATAAGCCTATGCGAGTCTCAAGGCCTTGCGAACAATGGACAAGCGGTAGTAGATGCCGCAAAAGCGATGCGGCTTGAGTTGCTGCGATCCGCAAAGCGGGCCGAAGGTGCGACGCGGTGGAATAGCTACAACAGGGCGTTGGATACTTGGGATGGCAATCCTAACACGGAGCCGCAATTGTGAGCATTAGCTTAGTCGATCACGCTACCGAGTTATCCGATTCCCTAACCGCTCAGCCTACTCACGCAACCGGCGATCTGATGCTTTGCCATGCGTACCGAGACGGGGCAACTGGTGCACCAATCAAGCCTAGCGGATGGGTCACGCTTTACACGGTTGCAGCGTCAACCGGATCTTACATGGTGGCTTATAAGTACGCACAATCAAACGCTGACACCTTCGGCACTTGGACTAACGCAAGCCACCTGACGGCTACGGTGTGGCGTGGTGCTGCGAACACGATTGTTTTTCCGAATGATAAAATCATTGCGGGGACAGTTTTTACAACGATGAACTGGGGTGCGCAGACTGCGGGGACTCTCGCCGAAAATGCTGAGGACATCGCCCTTTTCGCTTATGGTGTTAATCGAAACACGACGAACAACCTCGCACAGACGCTGGGAGCGTTGACCAATCTGTTCGACGAGGGCAATGGGTCAACGTTTCAGGCTTGCGGCAAATACCAGTTGGCACGCTCTACGATTTGGGCATCAACGTCTATCACGCTTGCAACATCAAGCTTGTACCGTACGGTGATGCTTATCTTGATTGAACAGACTGTATACGGCATCGGTGGTAGTTCAGCGGCTCGCATGGTTAACATCAACGGGGGAGCGGATCAGTGAAGATTAAACGCGGGACTACAAGCAAGCGACGTCTGATTTTTATCGCTGATTCGTCGAGCACAACGGGAGCCGGGTTGCCTAACCTAGTTTTCAACTCAGCGGGTCTAGTCGCTTACTACTACGCTTCCGATCTTGCGAACGACGTCCAGATAACACTGGTGACGGCTACGCTTGGCACCTACACAAGCGGCGGGCTAGTTGCTGTTGATAATACCAATATGCCTGGATGGTACGAGTTCGGAATACCGGATGCTTCGTTAGATGGCGGTACAGAAGCGGTGATACAGCTTCGCGGTGCTGCGAACATGGTGCCCGTCAATATCTACATCGAGATCGATTCGGTTGATTATCAATCCGCAACTAACTTCGGCTTGTCGAAGTTCGCCGACATTGAAACCGATACGCAAGACATTCAGTCGCGTTTACCTTCGGCGTTGATTAGCGGTCGGATGAACGCGACGGTCGGCGAGTTTCAAGCGGGTCTAGTTCCGGCTAATTTTGCGGCATTGGGGATACAGGCAACGGGGCAGATTACTAGCGTCGGAACGGTTGACGAATTAGGTGCTAGTGCGTTATCTGCTAACGGCCTACAGGATGTTATCGCTAACGCAACGTGGAACTCGCTGACTACTGCGACATGGGCAACGGATAGCTTTGGTAAGCATGTTTTGATAAGCAGCGGTACGCAACGAACGGTTGCGGTTACTGGGTCAAATCATGTTGCAGCTGATATCCATGAACTACAACCGGGCGTTATCGTTGCGGCTGATTTCGATGCTAGTGCATTGACTGCAATAGCAGACGGCGTGCTAGGTCGATCTACGTCAACATCGACGTACGACGCGGGCGATGTTGGCTATGTACTTCGCCAAGTCTACAGCATGATTGTTGCGGATGGTGCTGATTGGCAATACACCGCGAACGCTTTAGAGTTAGCACCCGCCGGCGGCGGAGGTGGTGGAGGTACGGACTGGACGGCTAATGAGCGAACTGCTATTAGGGGGATACTTGGGTTTAATAGCAGTGGGGTGATTAGCTACCCATCTGAGGGCGTGCTAGATGCAATCAAGGACAAGACTGATTTGATTACATCGGGCAGCGTTCAGACTTCGCTACCAGTGACGGCAAGCGGTCAGATAACGGGGCCTCTTTATGTCGGCGACGATTACCTCAACGCTAATGGTCGAGCGTTTTCGTGGACGGTTGCACTGCCTACGGGATACGTCCTTGGCACTTCAACCTGTCGGCTTGGTATGCAGTATATGGATGAAGGTGGCGAGTATTCTTTTGTCGTAACGGGTACGGTAT